CTGATAATATATATCGAGAAGTTTGGTATGATATAGACGAATTAAATAAAAATAATTATTACTTTATGTGCTATGCGAAAGACTGGTACGATTCCAAGAACGGGCCGAAAGTTATATAAACTAGTACAACCTATAGGTAGCTTGGAGGAAAACTAACATGGGAAAAGAAGATTGCCCTACATATGCAGAAATTGAAACATGTTTAGAGTGTCCAGCATACTTAGACACTATAAGAATGAGACGAGTAAACAAAGATGACTGGGAAGAGATACCAGGAACTGAAGTCCGGCATTGTTCCAAGAAATATTTTTAGGAAGTGATTCTAATGGCAAAAATACGAGGATATCGAGGGAGAAATCCAAATTCAAAAATGCCAATGCTGGCACGTATCGAAAATCACCTCCAAAATTGCGGCGTGCGATATCGTCACGTCCATTTATCACATTTTGGAGGGATTAGTGAAGTTATGGTGGTATTCAAGCAACATAATACTATCGATGACATGGAAGTCGGGATGAAAGCTTTGCAGGAAGTTATAACAGAGAAGTACTCTAAGTTATGTGTAGTCCAAAGTCCCGGAACCGATAGAACTTTAGAAATATGTTGCGAAGTGATTTGATGAAGATCCAGAACAATACCAATATAATTTACTTTAGGTCCAATTAACTTAATAACTAATAGATAATATTTTTTAGGATGTAATTGCATGAATGATTTAAATATCGAAATGAAGCGATGTATAATGTGCGGAAAGTTGAAGCCAGTGTCGGAATTTTATAAAAAAATAGATGGTAAATGCGGAGTACAATCGCGGTGTAAAAAATGTCAAAAGGAATACGCAGCAGAGTATTATGATAATAATAAAGAATATATAAAAGAAAAAAGTACAAAATATAGAAAAAAGAACAGTAAAAGAACCGCCATTAAGTACTCATTAAATAGCCATAAGAAAAAATATGATGTAATGGTTACGATAGATGAGTGTATGGAAATGGACAATGATCATTGTTTTTATTGTGGATGCAAATTAAAATGGGAATATGGTATAGGACACTCCATTCAATCTCCCACAATTGATAGGTGTGACAATGAAAATATATTAACAAAAGATAACATTGTATTTGCTTGTTATGCATGCAATTCAGGAAAAAATAGTGGAACAATAGAAGAATATATAGAAAGATGTGAAAGAGTAGTTGCTAATAAAGAAAATATATTGGAGAGGCGATAACATGGAAATTAGAGATAATACAATTTACTTTAAATCAACCAAGTTTAATTACTACAATGAAATCACTGGCTATAAATCAAATACAATTAGAATATTAACCCCAGAGGAAAATGAAGAATTTATTAACTTTGTAGAATATAATAAAAATAAATATATAAATATTTGCAGATCAGATGACAGTAGAAAAGAATTTACCAGAGCAATAACTGATATAACAAAAATTGGAGAACTGTTGGGAAACATGATTTATGTTATTAGTTGGAGAGGAGAATAATTTTATGTGGGAACCATTATTTATTTGCGATGGTTACGTTGTGCAATTTCTTGGAATATTAACAGATTTTGCTACATACTTAAAATTTTTCGAGAACGAAGACATTGAATTTGAAATGAAAGAGATGATATAAATTGAAATTTAGAGATGTAACAGTATTAACTAGTGACGGAAGAATCGCAAAGTTTGATCAAAATTATATTATTAAACAAATAAAAAGAGATGCCAAAGCGGCAAACATCCAGATATCAGATGAAGAAATTAATAATTTTCTATCGAAAATTAAGACGCAGTTGCGAAAGTTGGATATCGATCAGCTTACCGGGTCGATTATTCGGGGAGTTGTAAACGACATTCTCATCAAAAATAACTATAGTAATATATTTAGAATGTCTCAAACTGTGGGGATGCCGGTATCTGACTATTTGGAAATTGTAAGCGGTAACTCTATAAAGGATAATGCCAATACGGATATGTTGATTCCAGAAGCTCAACATTTCCAGATTGCTTCAACATTAGCAAAACAAGCAGCTCTTAACATTTTGCCGCCAGAATTGGCACAATTACATATTAATGGAGATATACACGTTCACGATCTTGATAGATTTGGGGAATGTTCTTTTTGCCGCACGTGGGATCTTCGATACTTCTATTATTATGGTCTCTATGTTGATGGAACTGGAAAGACCATTCCAGCAGCGGGACCAGCTAAAAATGCAACTGTAGCCATTCTACACGCTGCAAAAGCACTTGGAGCCGGTGGTGCACATTTCGCAGGTGGACAAGAACTTAATTATTTTAATGTTTTTATAGCTCCATATTTATATAATCTGTCTTATGAAGAAATTTATCAACTTATGCAAATGTTTGTATATGAAATGTCCCAGATGATGATTCGCGGTCAGCCGGTATTTTCATCTATTCAAATAATGCCGGGATGCCCGAATATTTGGAAAGATCGGCCCGCTGTATATGCTGGAAAAATTTCAGATGATACTTACGGGAAATTCGAACGAGAAATCCGTCTTTCATTCAAAGCATTATGCGATTTATATAAAAATGGAGATATATTTGGTAGACCATTTTCATTTCCGAAGTTGGATATTGTTGTACTTCCTGAACATATTGATAACGATAATAAATATTTGGATTATGGGCAACAAATTTATTCATATAATGAATTGTGGCTAAATGCTTTCGAGTTGACCGCTAAAAACGGAACTCCATATTTCGAGAATCAACTACACGCTAATTCTAACGAAGTGTCTTGTTATAATTGTTGCGCATTTAAGCTCGGAATGTCAGCAGATAGTAAAGAAATGGATCAAATACTTAACTTCGAAAATGGAGCACATTTCGACACTCTCGGAAGTCATCAAGTAGTTTCTATAAATTTGCCGAGGTTGGCATATAAAAGTATTAATAAATTAGAACAATTTGATAATAATGAAATGCTAATTTTCAATATGGAAAATCTTATAGATTCAATAGTAGAAATATTTAAAATAAAATACAATATCATCAAAAATAGATCTCTTCCATTTGCGCGGCAAACTCCGATAGATCCGAATAATCCAGATAAACGAGCGCCACCATTATACATTGATGAAAATACACCAATGTGTATAGCATTTGTCGGATTGAATGAAGCCGTCCAGATACTAACTGGTAAAGAGATTCATGAAAGTGAAGATAGTTGGTTACTTGGATTAAATATTTTGACTGACATTAAATCGTATCTGGTAGACGTCCAGAAAGATTTGGAATTTCCATTAGCATTCGCCAGAGCACCTGCTGAAACAACTGCTGGAAGATTTGCAAGATTAGACGTGTTTGATCCCGACGAAAAAATCAGAGAGTTAGCTCGAAAAGTCGTGAAAGGAGATCTCAAAAAAGCGTTAGAAAATCCCGAAGCTTCCGATCAACCGATATATTATACTAATGGTGCAATGGTTTCAGATGATGCACAAATAGATATTATTAAGAAGATAAAATTAGAAGATCCAGTTTTTGCAATAGTTGACGGTGGTGACATGCTACACTGTTGGCTTGGCGAGGGAGAAACTAATCCATCTGGTCTTATGGATTTCGCAATGAAACTCTTTAAAAATTCAAATATAGATTATTGTGCATTCACCAAAGATTTTTCGATATGCAATGACTGTAAAAAGTCACATCCCGGACTTATAGAAAAATGTTCTAAATGTGGATCGGATAAACTGACTCAGTATACTAGAGTTACCGGATATTTGCAAGCAGTTGACAACTTTGGAGAAGCAAAAAAAGAGGAAGTCAAACATCGGAAACATCATATTATTTCTTAGGAGATATATCTATGTTTGGGTGGAGACAATTGGTAAACGATACTAATAAATTTGAAAAAAGAATGTGTGAACTATCTAAACACAATCCAGATATTCCGTATGAATTAATTCGAGAAGTAGCGTTGGAGTTAGCTAGGAAAAGTCCTAGACCGGTGTTGGACATCCCAGAGTATGAAATTTTGTACGAAGCGATAAAGAGACAAACAGTAATATGATATACATCATAATAATATTTTTATCGTTATTGGGTGCGTTGCTAACATCTAGCAAGCCCCAACGATTCCGATTTTTCGGTTTTATAATATGGTTTATATCAAATGGATTAATAGCAATAGACTATTATAACATTGGAAATATACAAATGATGCTATTATTCGGTGTCGGATATCAGTTTTTTAATCTTCGTGGTGTGTATAATAATTGGCGAAAGCTTTAAATAGTTTGGCGATGTATATAGAGATGGTGAAATCATGCTTGAGTGTAAAGATGTACCAGTTGAAGTTTGGAAAGAAGTTAGAGATAAGTGGCGTAAGGTAAAAACTTCTGAAGATATTGATTGGAGTCCATGCGCATTGTGCGATTTTGTAGAATCTACATATGAGGATTGTACAATACTTGAATTTAAGGCATGTGATGAATTACAGCGGTGTCCACTCGTAAAATATCACGCGTGTGATGGTTGGCCAGATAAATCAAAACTTCATATTGAGTATTGGGAGGATAATAAAGATTGGGATGATAATGAAAACGAATGGTATGCATACGTTAAAAAGTTTCTCAGAAAGTTAGATGAACTTATCGAGGAGTTGGAATCTTGATTCTTAGCGGAAAAGACATTGTAAAATATGGGATAGTGTCGAATGTTGAAGAAACGGCAATCCAACCGAATAGTATAGACCTAAAGTTAACTGGAGTTTACTATCCAGTTACTAAAGAACTTGGCAAAAAACTTTCAGAAGAAGATTTTCACGAAGTTGATAAATTTGTGATAAAAGATATCTCTGCTTGGAGATCTAGCAAAAAAACGAGTACAAATTATTATCATTTAGATTACGACACTAAATATTTATTTGGAGTTCAGAAAATAAATCTTTCTCCCAGATTGCTTCCAACAACTACTATAGAAAATGATCAATTATGTGCAACATACGAAAAAAAATATTTTACAGCAGAAATCAAACCGAAATCATCATGGAGTATCAGATCTTGGGAATTTTTTGGAAACTTGTGGGACACTGGATTTAGCAATACGGGGTTTATTCTGGTGAGAACTCCGCAATTTAGAAAGGGAATGCCAGAAAAGATAACAGTTAATACCGATATGTATTTTGCACAATTGAAAGTTTCTGATGCTTATCCTACAGAAAATTATGTAAGAGTCATGGGGAGATGAACTTATGGAAATAACTTTCGAAGTGGTAAAGAAAGCAATCGAGCTGTATGCAGATATGTTTGATGATTTGGCAACATTTTCTGATGTTTGCATTATTATCGAAGAAAAGATGAATTCGTCTATCGAATTAACTCCAAATGAACGGCACCAAGTACATAACATAATTTTAGAAGAGACTGCAACTCCGAGAGGAAGATTTTTTGAATGTATCGAAACGTCTTATGGAGTAAAATCCGAATGTGATATGGAGGTATAACTATGGAAGATTTTGATGACTATGAAGATGGATTCGAAGACGGGTTTGATGCCGGATATGCACAAGCGATTGAAGACTTCAATATTGAACTTTTAGATGAGATTATCGGGAAACAGTGCACAATTATTTGCAATTGTGGCGGCAATGGGATGCATCAGATGGGAGAACTTACGAAAGTAACTCCTAATGAAGTTGTTCTGAAAACTGGACCAAATACATCTACAATAATTTATAGATCGGACATAACCGTGATCGAATGGATCGAATCGAGGTAGAACCCAACGAATTCGGTCTTTTCATAATTTTTTATAGAGACGGAGAACCGAAAAATTCCAAGTTAATTTCATGGAAAAGTATTATAAAAATGATGGAGAAGTATATGTATGACTAATACATATAAAGACAGTGATTCAATAGAAGTTAAACAATTGGAAGAGCTAAGATGTTTACGATGTGTATTAGAAAGAATTTTGAGAGTTATGGATGAAGGACTTTTTGTAGATTACCAAATGGAAAAATTTGGAGATAGTTATAAAATGGAGGATTAACATTTGAAAATACCATCTTCAGTTATCGAATTGGCGATAGAAGAAGCTGAGAAATCCACCGTAAAAAAAGCACAAATGTCTGCGGTGATTTGGGATAAAAAAGGGATTCTCTCATCTGGATATAATCAATGGCTGGCAAATACTTCAGATGATAGGTATAATTATTTTGGAGTCCCCTATCATTCCCAACACGCAGAGGTGAGTGCGATTCTTCGCTTAAGAGATGACTGGAGGTGGAGACTAGAAAATGCTTCCATTTTTATTTACAGAAGAGGATGGAAGTTAGCACGACCTTGTAAACATTGTAAACATGTGTTACATCATATGGGAATTTCGAGAGTGTATTGGTCTGAAGATGGCGGGTACATAGGAGGATATATATAATGTCAGTTAAATATTTTTGTGACGTGTGCGACAAAAACGTAACTAGAAATGAAGACTATTATATTATTACAGGCGATAAACATTATAAAAGTGGAGTTTTCCATACGAATATGACATGGAGAATTTGTGCGGAATGTTTTGAGAAAATGTTTAAAGATGCTGGAAAACATATATGAAGTTTCAATTAATTGATATATCGTATCACATTGATTATGGAAACCCTATAATCGACTTGTGGGGACGTCAAGAAAATGGAGAAGTTGCCCACGTAGAAGTTACAGGGTTTCAACCATATTTTTATATAATTCCAACTGACGAAATGCGACTTTTAGCAGAGCTAGACAACAGGGAACTCCAATGGGAAACTGTCGAAAGATATTTGCCATTATATTATCAGAAAAATAAAACTAAGTGTATAAAAGTTTTTGTAGACTTGCCGGGAAATATACCGAAGTTACGGGAGGAGTTATCACAGTATGGAAATATTTATGAAGCGGACATTTTATTTAGGAATAAATTTCTTTCAGATGTTGATCTTCACGGTTGCGATAACTTGGAATGCTTTAATAGAACCGTACATTACACAGAAATTTCAAAAGCTGAAGCAAAAATTATTCCGAAAGTAATGGCGTATGATATCGAAGTGCTCCCGCCGAAAATCGGCGTACCAAATCCAAAAAATGATCAAATAATTATAATTTCGTTAGTATGTAATGATGGATATAAAAAATTGTTGGTGGCGAAAGATGGAACCGATACAACAGAACGAGAATTTTTAGGAAGTGAATTAGCAGTACTAAAACGATTTATTCAACTTGTTAAAAAAGTAGATCCAGACATAATAATAGACTACAACGGGGATCATTTCGATATACCGTACATTATACAAAGACTTCAAACATATAATTTGATTGCGAATATTGGGAGAGATAATAGGGAATGGCAACAAAGATCTTTTGGCGGAAACGTCGAAACGTTGATAACGGGCCGTGTCCACATGGACGTTATGAAGATCATTCAGAAAAATTTTCAACTGGTGAACTACTCCCTTGCGACAACAGCGAAAGAAATTATCGGAAAAGAAAAGCTAGATGTTCCGGCATCGAAAATGAGGGAGATTTGGAATAATAATGATATTAATGAATTCTTAGAATATGCAGAAGTAGATGCGAAACTAACTTTGGATTTACTCATAGAGACGAAATTGCTTGATAAATATATTGCAATTGCTAAAATTTCTGGGGCTCTTCTCCACAACGTGATAAATGGTGGTCAAACGCAGTTAATAGAACCATTATTATTAAAAGAATTTTATAAAGAGAATCGACTGTTTCCAAATAGACCTACAGAAGCAGAGATGGAAGAGAGAAAAAAATGCGGAAAGTACGAAGGAGCGTTTGTAGGAGATCCCGTTCTTGGACTTCATAAAAATATTGCGGTTATAGACGCACAATCTCTTTATCCCACAAGTATGATTTCCCATAATGTATGTGTTACGTCATTGTCTGAAGACGGTACTATAATTGCTCCGAATGGCGCTAAATATATTTCAAGAGATATATATGTTGGAATTATTCCAAGAGTTTTAGATAAATTGTTTCAAAAGAGATTGGATGCAAAAGCAAAAATGAAAATTACTAACGATAAAGTGGAGTTAGATTACTTGGACTCTATACAATATGCTATTAAAATATATTTAAATTCCATGTATGGATTAACTGGATTTATAGGAAGTCGATTTTATATTAAAGATGTTGCTGCATCTATAACATCTATTGGACGGGATGCAGTATTATTAGCAATGAACATTATTAAAAATGATGGATATGAGGTATTTGGTGGAGATACCGATAGTGTGTTTATAGGAATGCCAACATGGAGATCTGAGAAAGATATTGCAATAGAATTAGAACCAACACTGAAAAAGATCAACGATAGTTTAATAGATCCGATGAAATTTTTATTTGAACATTTTTTTAAAAGTGGAATATTTTTTGCAAAAAAGAGATATATCCTATTAGATAATGATGATAAATATAAAATTAGAGGAATAGAACTCAGAAGAAGAGATTGGGCACCAATAACAGTTAAAACTATGCAACGTGTATTTGATTTAATATTAAAAGAAGACGATTTGAACGGAGCATTACAATATGCACAAAATGCTATATCTGCTATTCGGAATTATAATATTAATGATGATAATAATGCTAACGTTTCTCTTGACGATTTTATTATAACAAAAAAATATGGAAGAATTGAATATACTAATTTACAACCACATGCGGAATTAGTTAAACGACTCATGAAAGAAAATAGAAATGAATTTGGATTAGGAGACCGAGTTGGATATATTATTCGGCGTGGAAATTCTAAAGAGTTATTGCATCAAAAATCTGTATTGCCTGAAGACATATTAAATGGAAGATATAAATTAGATTCTGAGTATTATATAAATAGACAAATGTTTCCCCCATTGGAGCGCATCTTTGACGTTTTTAATATGTCTCCATTGTTATTAAACAAAGGACAAACAACTTTCGACAGATGGTAGCGAAAAGTTTATATAATATGAAAACAAAGTGATATGACATGTCACACAAGAAATGTCCAAGATGTAATAGAATATTGCCAAAAAGTAATTTTTATAAAAATTCTGCCAGACGCGATGGATTAAGTACATATTGTAAAAAATGTGAAAGAGAATATCACCATAATTATTATAGAAAAGATATTGAAAAAAGTAGATTAGATGCACGATTGCGTAATTATAAATATAGAGCAGATAAAGGACCGATGGGCGATAATATAGAATGTCCTGCATATTTAGGAGTGTATATAACGGAATCACTTCTTCATAAAATATTTAATAATGTAACCGTTATGAAAAATGGAAACATTGGCTATGATTTTATTTGTGGAAAAGGATATAAAGTAGATGGAAAATCTTCTGTATTACATGATAGAAAAAGTGGATCACAACGATGGTTTTTTCACATAGGGAAAAATATTATTGCAGATTATTTTATTTGTGTAGGATTTGATAATCGACATGATTTAAATGTTATGCATGTATGGTTTATTCCAGGGGATATTATAAATACTAAAGAAACATTATCAATTTCAATTACATCATTAAAAAAATGGGAACAGTATGAACAAAATAAAGATTCTATAAATGAATGTTGCACGTTATTGAAGAGCGAAAGTTTTAAATAGTATAAGATCGTATAAGTACTAGTATGTATCGGATAAAATGTAGTTGCGGGGATGCAGAATGTTCTGCTGAGATGGAAATTACAGAGCATTTTGATGAAGAAGGAAATATAGAAATATTAATATATAATGGTGGACTTCCTAATAGTATTTACATGGATAAAAACACGATTGCAGACTTAAGAAAATATCTTGCAATGATTTTGATGAGACTGAAGAAAGAAGACGAAGACGAGTTAGGGTTTTGTTAGCATGACAAAGAAATATACCATTCATATGCGTTATGGTTTTCAACCGGAAGAAGAAACGTTTCTTTGAATCGGAGATGGAAATGACTTCTTATATTTTTGGCGGAACTGTATTTAAAACATGGCCGAAACTCATAAAGAAATTGGTTAAGAATGGCGAGATGATCCGAGACGAAACTAGGGAGTCAATTGAGGAGCAATTTACATTAAATCTTGATAATGTTGTAGTGGACATTTCGATGCCAGATGACCGACAAATTCCGAATGGATATCCATATAATAAGAAGTATTTAGAAGAGTACGGGAAACAGTTTTTAAATCCGATAAATGATAAAGGATTTGAATATACTTACGGGGAAAGATTATTATGTTGGCCGTCGAATTCACATCGCGCTACTATAAATCAAATTATGGAACAAGTTATAGAAGAGTTGACATATAATAAAATTTCAAGAAGAGCAATTGCAATAACGTTAGATCCACTAGAAGATTATGCCGAAGTAGATATTCCATGTCTCCAAATATGTGATTTCAAAGTCAACAAAGAACTATTGACTCTAGTTGCGTATTTCAGAAGTCAAGATATAATGGCATATCCCGCAAACGTTTACGGACTAAATGAACTATTGAAATTTGTTGGGAAAGAAACTAATTTGGATTGTGGAAAGATCACGACAGTTTCAAGTTCTTTACACTGTTATGAGAGAGATTGGAAAGATATTTTGAAAGTTATTTATCCAATTGAGAAAGCCATGTTGGAATTTGGAATGTTACGAAGACGTAAAAATGTGTTACTGGAAAAGTATGGTGGGGTTGCATGATAAAATTAGATAGTCGCCCTAAAGAGATTCCAAAAAATAAAATATTAATGAAGTGCGAATATTGCGGATGTCTATGGCTAATATCAGAACGCGAATTAAATATTGTTGAAGATAAAGGGATGTTTCCGAGATGTGACTGTGAGCAAGAACATTCTGAATGTTTAAGGTATGTTTCGGGGATGAAATAATAATGAGATGGTTATTATATTCTGGACCGGATTGTAACAGATGCAAAATGTTGAAGAAGTGGATGCGAGATAACGGTGTGGATTTTAGACAGATGATGATTGATGAGGATTTTATTGTAGGAGATCTTATACGTGAAACTGCGAGACGTGGAAATGCTAGCGTGAGTTTGCCGGTTCTAATTTCTGGAAATGTTTGTTATACAGAACGGCAACTTTGTTTAGATTCTACACAACTTGATTATAAGTTTTTGGAGGAGAACATTAGATGAAACTTTATTATATTTTTGGAATTATATTAGTGTTAGCATCTTGTGGATGTTTAGAAGAGAATTCAGAGAGTTTAGAAAATAGTTCCATTAGTTGTGATAAAGCAGTTCGTAGTAATTTGACTGTTGCAATACATAAAGAAAATATTACTGATATAAAAGAAACAAATGATACTTTACATATTTATACAGATATAAATTATACGAGGAGTTATTGATGACACGTTTTGAAGAACTTGCAAAAGAAGTTGCGCAATTAGTTGATCAGAAAAATGAAGAGTATGGGAATTGCTACGGAATTTCATCAGAACTTCTTAAACTTTTTGCTCCTGATGGTATATCACCAGATAAGTATAATGATATTGCTATTTTGTTAAGACTTGTTGAAAAACTTAAGAGAGGATTTGGAGGAGAAATTTCACGCGATCTTTGGGTGGATATCATAGGGCTCGGATTAAATGGATTAAAATTATATGATGATAATAATATTAAAAAATCAGTGTTACATAATCATAGTTGGTATACCACCTCTACAATAGATCCTAATGTTATGTGGAGAAGACAACGATGATATTTGATTTTATACATGTCGGACTATACATAATAATTTTATTTTTTAGTATATTATGTATAGTATTTGCAAGTGACATTCTAGGAAAAAGCGAGATTCCGCAAAATTTAATATGTTTCACGATATTCTTTTTGATAGCTGCATTTTTATTATATGTAGTTAATAATGTTTGACCGAAAAGTTTATATATTATTAAGTACATATAGGCAACTGTGAAATGGCTGATAATGTTGATATTGGTAGGGATATCTGGCAGAGCAACGATAGAAGATTTAGTGAATGATTTGGAACGAATACCGGAGAACACTACAACTGACGAAATAATTTTTGTCGTAAGTTGCGCATGGAATTATAACGTTTCCGAAAATGGTATAGTGACGCTGGAAGACGGATATTATGATTTGACGTGATATAAATGGACGCAACAGAAGAACTTTTGTTAAGAAGTGGGTTCCAGAAATGGGACAAATTACTTTTTGTAAAAATTTTGGTGAATCGGAAAGGGAATTATCGAGGAGGGAGATTGCACTTTTATCTTCCAGGATATGATCGAGGAGAGTTATACGATAGATATATATTCGATGCAGAATATAAAAATGGAGTTATTTTAGTTCGATATATTGATATGGTCTATAATGAGAATAATAAGGAATTTATAGTGAGTAATGGATTTGATGTGTATGAACTTTATGAAAAAATTTGGAATGAAGTTGTAGAGGAAATTCGGGAAAAGATGGTGTAGTATATATGTTTACAATAGAAAAATGGTATAAAAATAATAAAAAATTATCCAATGGTATTTACGATGACATAAAAATATGTTTAGAAGACGGTCATGATTATTCTGATATAGAAAATGATGAATATGATACATTTTATAATGTATTTAATTTTGGAAAACTTGGCGGAGGAGAAGCTAATTAAATGTCAGATTTTGAAAAATGCCAAATTCGAATAATTTTAAGAAATAATCCTGGAATAACACAAGCTGAAATATTGCAACATATTAAAAATCATAATATGCCAGGAAATTGGTATCATCAAAAAGTATCTATATTATTAAAAGAAATGGAAATGAATAATGAAAATATAACTAGATATCCGTGTTTCAGAAATGATATTAACCGACAAGTTTATAAATATTATTATGGAGAAAATAATAAATGAGTTATTATATATATTGCATTGGTGATGGCAAACATTTTAAAATTGGGCATAGTAAAAATGTAAATGCTCGGTTAAAAGCATTACAAAATGGAAATCCTAATATATTGCATATATTTTTTAAATATAGAATAAATAATAAGTTAATTGCGTTAAGAGTAGAGCGGGCATGTCATCATAGATTATGGCATTATGGCTTAGTGGGGGAATGGTTTGAAAATATAGATGTTATTAATATATATGATTATATAGTAAAGACCGACATTATTTTATCGCAATTTTTATCTATTTTAAAAGATATTAAAAGACACGAAAAATATCAAGTTACCGTTTTACCAGGAATGAGATTAGAATTGTTAGCTAATATTATTTCAAAAAATAAATTTAAATCAAGTAGTGAAATAAGAACGTATATAATGAAATATCATTTAGATGATATATGCGCGTATGGGGATTATTCAATTAATGAATTAGTACAAAATGGACGAATAGAATACAGAAATGGATATTATATAGAAATATAGACCTGCGCTAAGTACATTTAATAAAATAATACGAAATGTGTTAACGAATTTATATTAAATACCTATGCGGTATAATAATTATATATCCTTTATATAATAGGCGGGTGACATGATACAAGAATTGCGATATTCTATAATTCTTCCTAAAGAAACTAATTTAATAATAACAAATTTATTAAATATCGAGAATGGAAGATGGTGGACAGGAAGAAAATATAAGAAATTACATAATAACGGATCGTTGCCGCCTATAGTTCGTAGAATGGGACGATTCGCCAGAGAATCCGGAACATATGCTAATAAATTTATAGATGTTCCAAAACAACATTATAACGAAGAAACTTTAGAGTATTATTATACTTATTCAAGAATGAAATGTGATGAATGTGGATCATTTGCTAAATATGATGAACACGGAGATATAATTTGTTCTAAATGTGGATTAGTACTTGAAGACAATTTAATGTTTAATGATGTTAGATATATGTCTTCAAAAGATATTATTTTAACTAAAACTATTACAGATCTTCCAAGTAAAGAAGAAGTAAGAAATCGAAGAGAAGATCGTAATAAAAGAAATAATAGGAAAAAGAAAATAGATGATTTTTTATATAAAGATCAAATATTAAATAGCGAATATAAAAATGAAGAAATAGATGATGTCGATGATTACGGTCTAACGTTGGACGATTGGAAAAATATTAGGAAGTTAAGAAAAAAATCACGCTAATAATTTTTCCCGTTCGCGTCGAATTATAGTTATTTATCTGATACGTTATTTCATGACATGATACGTGAATTATAATAATAAAATTTTAAAATAATTATTATATTAATTATAATAAAAAAATAAAAATGGGTGATTAAAAATGGTACATGATTGGTTAACAGACGACATGGCAAAATATTTAAGATTAAATTGTCGCAAATCATGTTACCAATTAAAAGAAGAGTTAGAAGACGTTTTTAATTTTTCAGTTTCTCATAACGAAGTATCTCAGGTAATTCGTGGATATCGTCAAGATTTGAAAGAGCTAAACGATGCTGCAATCGAAGATCTTCGTAGAAGACAAATTGAAGTTTTGGAGAATTCGATAATTTCCGAACTAGCAGAAGCTCAAATAATTCTTTCTAAATATAGATCTAAAGTGAATGAAGCATTTGATCAACTTGAGGGCGGTGTTACTAATCCAAAAGATTATTATACTTTTGCGAGATTAGAAGAAGTTTATAATAAAGCTGTTATAGATACCCAAAAGTTATTATATGAAACGCAGAATAAAAAAGCAGAAATCGGATTACAATTAGACGAAAATAATAAAAAGAGTTTAGTTGATTTGATTAATGATGATTAGTCTTTTTTATATTTGGGGCAAAATATTTTATCGAAACAGTCTTTGCAAAATATAAATCTCCCATCGTCTTCTATACATCCAATTAAATAATTTCCGTTATGATAACACGGATAACATCTAAGTTTATCAAACATAAGAAATGATTCCATTTTCAATCCTCCACTGTAATAATGACGGCTTTTCTCCCTGCGTCATATTCCATATCGGACACGTCCAAGAAATCATCTGGTCGGTCTTCATAGTTTCGACGTACATCAAAAAATACGTCATCGTCTAGCTGGTAGTCAGCTAGAGCCGTGATAAGCTGGTATACTTTCATCGGTCTTCCTCCATCCAACAAACACAGAACTGATTTGGGTTTGTCATAGCTTCATATTCCTGTTGGCTGTCGTCCGTGTACCGTACTACTTTCCCACATTTTTCGCAAATTGTTCTTATTGTCATCTTCATCACTCCTTTGGCAGTTCTCCCGAATCTCTGTATCTGCATTCGATACAATACCAACTCTGTGATCTATTCTTGAGGTGGCATCCTATGGCGTCACCATTCGTGTTTTTCTCAATTTCGTGTTCCCATGATGGATGGTGTTTCCATCCCGCGCATGTATCTTTTCTCATCTTAGTTCACCTCAGTTTTTCACTATGCTATACTTAGCGGGAGACATATATATAGTTTTCCCTCGGATTACACTATTTAGATTATTCGTGTTACTACGGTATTACTAGAGAACAGAAAAGTATATTCTCGCAGAGGGATTCGCGCGAAGAAAATCATGATGGCAATAATATAAAATAACGAAACGTTTATATACCAGTTTCTGAAATAATAAAAATCAATTTAATTTAATCAATTGAATAAATTTCATATCTTTTTTATAAGCGTTTCGAATAAAAATACGTGAAGAATCATACGCGAAGAAAATTTTAGGACCAAATTTGGCGATTCTGAGCAACCTCTCTAGTTATCGATTTTATGAATTTGCATACTTTTCTGTTTAAGAGTATTATTTGGTATGTCGTTGAGTTGTGGCGTCAAGTTTATATATTGGTTTGGTGCAATTATATTAATGGTTGAATAAAAATGAACGAAAAAAAATTAGAGTTTTATATTCATTACGGGATATTGTGATTCTGGAACAAAATATACTTTCATATCATCCGGTAAAAATGTATTTACGGCGCATGTATCGTGTGTGGGGAAAATTATTTCAAATGTTCCATCTCGTCTAAGTCGGTGTCCAACTATTCCTTCTTGTTGCATCAAAATTTCTATATCTTCTGGAGTAGCTTTGTGACACATCACAAAAAGAAAATATGGCATTTTCCTCACCTACCAACGTCCATTTTTAACTATAACTCCAGGAAACGCTTCAAAGTTCTCAAATTGTGATTTTTTAGGAGTTATTAATTTAGATTCACCTATTTCAACCACAATATGAACTTTATCGAAGGTTTCTTTGTTATTTCTCCAGTACTCTACGTCATCTTCTCCAGTTACCCAGACGTCTTTATACTGGCCGTTTTTCTCTCCAATTATCTTATAGTTCTTTGCCATAGATACTACTTGGTGGGAGACATATATAATACTTTCCCTCTGATTACACTAACAACTAAATAAGTATTACTACAGTAACACAACCATATCAATTAATACGTTAAATTCCCAGGTTGCGCGAACATGAACGAAATAGCCGCCAAACTTCGTGCGAAAGGGCCGATATGGTTCTGTGAGCGGATTCTTGGATCTTCGCTATTTGATTATCAAAAAGATATAATAAATGCAGTATTTAAATATCCTCGCGTTACGGTTCGTTCGGGTCATAGCATCGGGAAAACTGTATTAGCAGCAAATGTTATGCTATCATTTTTATATTTGCATAAAGATTCTATTGTGATTTCCACCGCTCCAACTGCAAGACAAGTTACAAAGGTAACGTGGAAAGAATTAAGACGCGCATATAATAGAGGAAATAATTTATATATAGAAGAGTTGGGCGGAAAGTTACTTCCAAAATCTCCAGAATTATATTTAAGTGATGATTGGTTTGCAATTGGTTTATCAACTGATGACCCAGACAGATTCCAAGGATTTCATGCAGAAGATTTATTAGTTGTTGTCGATGAAGCTGCCGGAGTAGATGAAGAAATTTTTGAAGCTATAGAAGGTGTGTTAACTTCTATAAATTGTCATTTATTATTAATTGGAAATCCGACAAACACTTCTGGAACATTTTATGATAGTTTCCAAGAGAATGGATGGAAAACGTTTAATATTTCTGCATTCGATACTCCGAATTTAACAACTTTCGGAATAACACAATCTGACTTTTTAGAAACTGGCTGGGAAACGAAACTTACTTCAAAAATTCCATATCCGTTTCTAGTTACTCCACAATGGTGCTATGATAAATTTTTACGTTGGGGGCCAGATAGCGCAATATATCATTCCAGAGTTCTTGGAAATTTCCCGCCAGAGGGATCTACTATTTTAATTCCTAGAACTTGGATAGATGCTGCAATCGAGCGAAAGCTTTAAATAATTATTGGTGTTATAAATATGACTGTTCTTGGATGTGATATTGCCAGATATGGAGAAGATTCTTCTGTGATATCAATTTGTCAAGATAGTGAAATATTACCATTAAAAATATTCAATAAATTTTCTACAATGGCTATTGCGGGATTCATTATAAATACAATTGAAGAGTTTACTCCTAAAGAAGTTTATATCGACGAAATTGGTTTAGGCGGTGGAGTGGTAGATAGATTATTAGAACAGAAATATAATATTACTGGAATAAATGTTGCTAGAAAAAGTTGGTTTCCAAACGAATTTAATAATTTAAGAAGTCAATTATGGTATAATTTAAGACAGTGTTTAAATCCGAATGCTGATAATCCAATTGTATTACCAAATGATCCAGATTTAATAGAAGAGTTGTCAAATATTAATTATTCATTTGATTCACAGGGAAGAATAAAAATAGAGTCAAAAGATGACATGAAAAAACGTTTGGGTAGATCTCCAGATAGAGCGGATGCAGTATGTTTATCTCTTATCGGTTACGAGCATACTAACCAAAAAATTGGTGGAAGTTCTGGGTTAGGAATCGGATGGGATAATTACTAATCATTTTCCATCTCTGATAATAAATTGCAAACTATATGTACATTTAGATCTGAATCGAACCATATCCCTATCATACTTTCTTATTACAACTTCATGGTATAAATAGTTAACGTTAGTAATTTCATTCATCCATAAAGACAAAATTTCCTATATGTTCT